CCCACAGTAAACCTCTCTCTAGGACGTTATCTACATGTAGGTGGGGGTAGAGATAACAATCGTGCCAGCGTTCGTTCTACGCGAGAACATGGCACCGTCGGTAAAGGAAGTAATTCCCACGATGTTACTCGGGGAGACTGCCATACCGAAGCAGAAAGGGCGGATGTCACGTTTGGGGGGGTCGTACCCGAGAGAGTGACAAATCTCCAGTAATTGTTGCTCAGTAAAGGCGTTCTTGAAGAGGTTGAGGACAGGGTAAAAGGATAGAACGCCTTTATCATCAGGAGCATTAACCAGGGCGGAAGCGTGCTCGATACCGCGCAGGGGCGAGGGCGGCAAGCGCACCAACTTCACGTGTGGGAACACCGCATCCGCATTCATGACGTACCCTTTGTTGTACGAACTTGTCGCCATGATATGAGAGGGGTCCCGGTCGAGAAGGTGGAGTGCAAGCAACTCCGCCTCAGCGAGATGGTTACCGAGGTAGGCATTGGTCGCATACCGGGGATACTCACGGGGGAGGGAAATAAGTTGGGGGAGAGGGGGAGGAGGGGCAACACCTTGTACCGTCGACGCGCGAGAATTAAAGACGGGAGAGCCAGAGAAACTAATCTCACCAGCGAGCAGAGGTGTCCGAAGATCTCGCGGGATGTAGCTTATGTTCCGTGCGCATCTAGAAATCAGAGAAGGGAGGGTGAAACATTCCGACCTGTTCATGACAGAACGAGTCGTGACGATGAGGGTCGTAAGAGCTTCTGCGGGGGCGAGGGGGTCGAGGGTGACCCAGTTGGAGGAAACCAGTGAGGCAATAGATCTGCACAGGTAACCGCGGGCAGAGGAGGGGGAGATGGCCATCCGTAGGAACTCAGCAGTGTGGTAGCCGAGGCTCTGCTTGCTGGGGTTCATACGGCAGCCGAACGCGCGGGCTTTATGTAGGAAGGTCTCGGCCATATGGATGGTGGGGGGGGAGATGTAAATGTCATCACCGGTGTGAAGGGCAGGGCAGGAGTCGTAGTCAGTAGCGCCAACAGCACAACGAAGGTAAGCGGCATTAAGGATACTATTGACGAAAGTCGTCCCTCGGTGACCACTCATAAGAGTGCCCTTGACATGCCGGAGGGAACCGTTCCACTTGATGTGGGTATCATAAACTGACGCGACTAGTTTCTGCTTGTACCATTCAGGGGCACCTGCGTGATCGCAAGCCTCCTCGTAAACCATGGCCATGACGTCCAACGAGTGTTGGGAGTTGAAGTCGTCATAGTCCAACATCAAATTCACGCCGGGGAGGGTGGAAAAGCCGCGGACACGACGGGCGATACCTGTATGGCCACCGAAGCCAGGGTCCAAGAGGACACGATCATTACGCCAGACCTTTTGGAACGAAGAGAGGAGCCATTCGAATGCAAAGTAGGACCGGGTATCACAAGAGAAGATAGCACGACCCTTGCCGTTCTCGAGTTTCTCGGAGACAGAGACATAGACGCGAGAGTCCCAGCCAGTGATGGGTTCATCTTTGACGGCTTCGGAGGCCATACGTCGGTAGACACGGTTATGTGTGCGGGCAAACTGGTCAGGATCGAGATCGAGGGCACGGCTAGCTTCAGACGTGTGGGCGCCGTTGACGCACCAAGACCAGCGAGAAGACCAGAAAAAATCGAGATCGGGCATCTCGACGCGGGGGGCCTCGGTCCGGATGATGTGTCGCACGTGGGCCCGCAGATCGTCAGGGTTGACCGGGATACAGTTTAGCTGGGACTCGTCGACTCGAGAGGCAACTTCGTGCTCAAGATCGGCGGGCTTGACGAGACGACCGAAGAGAGAAGGGCCTTCGGTGAGCACGGCGGGGGCGAGCTCAGAATTAAAACCAAGTGATTTGATGATATTAGAGAGATTCTTCGCATCGTCGTAGGAGGTGGCGAGGGTGAGCGAGAAGAAGGCAGTGTGACGGCGAAAGATGTGATAGGTCGCGGCATAGTGGAAGAGAACAGAGGCGAGCTGATCGGCGTGGAAACCTGAGAGGAAGGCGGAGGTGACAACAGCGCGGACGTCGCGTGGGGGGAACTGCCGGATTAGTTGTCGGACCAGGGGGGCAAGGATAATGTTTGATTTGAGTCTAGCACCGGGGTGGGGCTTGTGAGGGAAGAGGACGGAGTCGAGCCGGCGGTCGATGACGGCCGAGAGTAGTTGGTCGACCTGACGCCCCGTAAACTTGGCAGGGAGGGGGGGGAGACCGGCGGAAAGCCAACGGGAAGAAGTGGTGGGGTTAGGAGGGGGGAAGAATTTGGGGAGGTCAGTAAGAAAGCTGGCCGACATAAGCGTCGGGGAAAACAGAAAAACAAGCAGTTGATGAAATAATGTTTCTGAATATTTTAGTTGTATCGGGAAAGGAGAAACAAACAAGGAAAAAGCGATAGGTAACAAAGGAGAAAAAGCACGTAACCGGGGACCAACAGACGGGGACAAGATCAGATTGTAAACCGTGGAAACGTCCGGCCGCACGCCATTGAAGAAGTCTAGGAGACCACCATCATGGGCCTGCTCTAGAAGCAAAAACAACTTGCGT